AGTTTGACCTGACCAAGTTGTTCGCATATTTACGTGGTCTTTTGTATTGTTAAACTTTGCACCAAATACATAACCGCATTTACATATATGATTTTCATCCATGGTAAATTCTACAGTTTTACTACAACTATTACAATAATATGTTCGTGTTCTAGCCATTAAAAATCTTCTTTTTTGACTTTTGTGGCACGAGGACCTAAACCTACACTTCCTCCAGCTCCTGCACTTCCACTACCGCCACCTCCTCTTGGTTTAATTTTTTTCATCAATTTTTTTACTTTTTTACGAAAGCTAGAAGCGGTTTTTTTGTTCGATTCTGTACCCTTTTTCCATTCTTTCATTTCCATTTTTTTATTTAATTCTTTTTGAAAACGTACTGGGATGTCGTCTGGTCCTTTCACTTCTTCTACTTTTCCACCTTCATTATATCCTTGTATTCTTTGAACTCTTCCACCAGCATCATATGTTGGTATAACATCTTGTCCTGTTTCCATAGCATGCTTTTTTGCAGCAGCTTTACCTGCTTGTGTATATGGAAAATTTTTATCTCCTACTTTAGGCATTTTTCTTACTCCTTTTTCTCGCATCAGTTATGGGAAGCTCTCCCGTTTCATTCATATAGTCTAAATTTTTATATCCAAGTTTTTCAGCAGCTTCCTTTTTGATAACATATTCACCCTCAGTTAACATTGCAGGTATATCATCAACAGGTCCACCATGTTTATATTTTTTAATTTTCTTTGACATTTATTCCTTTAAATTCTTTATGGGATTCGGAGTAAGCCCTTTATACGACTTACTCCATAGTTCCCAATAACTATTAACCCTTATGTGTTCGGATTATGCAAATGGTGTAGCAACAGTTCCTTCAGAATACACAACTGCTTCTATTTGCCACATTTTATCGCTTAAACCTACAAGTTCAACTGTTCCAGCAAAACCAGTTGTTCCACCATTTAATGTGAAAACGTCATCATTGGTTTCGTCAGCAGCAAAAACTTTAGATTGTGCTACAGTTCCATCAGCATCTAACATTAGAGCGTATCCACTAAATAAAGTAGTTGTTGCATCACATGTAATAGTATGGTTACCACTTGTGTTTGCTGCAAAAACTATTTTAATTCTATCTCCAACGTTTGGTGCAGGTAAAGTAACAGCGCAACCATCTAAATCGCTAACGAGATAACAAAATCCGTCAGCTGCTGTAAATGCTGCAGTTTTAGCTGAAAACTTCCAGTTGTCTACTTGTTGACCATAACTATTACTACTTGAGTTTAATACATCACTTCTCATAATTATGCTCCTTCTATGTTAAACAACGCATGTGTTTCAGGAAGAGAGATTTCAAGACCTGCTTCTGTAAGAATCATATCTTTTCGTAAATCCTCATCTGCTTGTTGCACATTTGTTGTGATTGAAGTGTCACGATTAACACCGTTACCAACAAGTGGTCGATAAGACACATGGTCTAAATCAACTAAAGCCATGAATGTAGAGGATAAACCTCTAAACAAAGGTTCTTTCACAAGCGATAAATCACCGTGAATTGTTTCTATTTTCATGATTTTATGACCAAATGTTCCATTAGAACGCTCAAACATATATCGTCCTGGATTATCCTCAGTTCCTCCAAAAGAGTCATCTATAAAAGAACTTCCGCCTATTTTATTAAATAGAGATATTACAGGAAGACTACATAAAGCTAACTTAGATGATGAACCACCTCTTGCAGGGTCAAAAACAACCTCTAAATCAGAAAGAAAGTTATCATATGTCATTGAGCCTGAAGCTATTGATTTATGATAAGCTGCTCCTTCAGAGTAAGATAATTGAGTTGAATCTGTTACTGGTGCTGCGCCTTCAGCAATAATGTGACCAACAACTCCTTCGGAATATTGAACACCACCAACTGAAGCTCTTTGACCAAATAACATTGCTCTTTCAATATCGATTTTATGTTCTCTTAATTTAAGATTCCATAATCTTGCCCATTCATCAGAATAACCTCGATATACAGTTGCTCTAGCAGTATTAGTCATTTCACAAGCTGTCTTAAAGATTTGAGTATACCCATAATCATGGTCTAGCTCTTGTGACCATACGTCTGGAGCTCCTGAGCCCTCTGCATATGCAGTTCCAATTACTTGACAGTTAACAGCAGTACTAGAGCCATCAATAGTTACAGCACTTGTGCTATTTTCTCTTAACCATCGAACTTCTATTTCAGTAGCTGAATTAACTGATGTGATTACGCATGTTGCTGCATTAGTTCCTTCACCCATTCCTGAGATAGTAGATGAAACCATAACAACCATACCTTTAATAAGCCATGGAGAAGAAGATACGGTCATTGTGTCCGTAGTATCTTCAGCTATTGCACCAAGGTTACTAGAAGTTGTAAACGTTCTATCAGTAATCGCAATTTTAGTTCTATCTTCCAAAAATCGGAATTGCGAATCCGATGTTGGAACTTTCCCTACTTTTGACAAGTAAATAAAAAACGGCGACTCTTCTGGAGCCAACTCAGCAATTCTATCACTAAAATCGTATAATCTTCTCGATGCATTCGATAATGATAAACCTGTTTGCGACCCAGGAGTAGCGAATTTTACTTGTCCACTATTATAATTTGCCATTATAATCTCCTATTTGATTTTATAAAACATTATTACGGCTACCAGCTTTCATGACACTATCCCACATTGAATCTTCATCAGACTTTGGACCTTTAGGACGCTCTCCTTGAAGAACACCTGCAGGTTGAGGCTGCTGTTGTACATTACGTACTTTATCAAGTGGGTTTTCACCATGACTCTCTGCTGGAGCCTGTGATACAGCTCTCCACATTTTAATAACATTTTCTAAACCATACTCAGAAGGATGTCTATCAGCAAAGTCCATAAAAGAACCAATTTCTTCAGTTGTCATCCCTTGAGCTGCTAACTGTGATTGTAATTGACTTCTACCTGTTTGTTGACGTATTCCATCAGTTGCTTGGCTTACAGCATGATTAATGGTTTGCTGCATTTCTTGCATCCTATATTTATAAGATGCAGATGTTGGGTCATTATAGGCTTCCCATGGGTCAAATTCATCTGGCTTTAACGCTACTTGAGGTTCGGCTTGTGGTTGACCACCTGCCTGATTTGCAATTGCTTGCACAACATCAGGACGTGATTCCAAAAATTTACCAACTTCTTCGTATTGTTTTAGCTTTTGATTTTCCGCAGCAAGTTTATCCTTTTCAGATTGGAAGTACTTTGCTTGTTCTTCCCAATTGTCAGAACTCTCCTGCGTATTGACCTGTTCATCTTGCCCTATAGAATCATTGGTTTGTCCCATTTCTTCATTAAATGGAACTCCAAATTCATCTACGTTTTGATTTTGATTATCTGTCATTATAATCTCCTTTTGCTATCTCTTGTCACCTTTTTGAGTTTGACTACGTTTCTCTGCCTCGGTGGCTAAACGTAATTTCTCGGATTCAAGTTTAACAGCGTTACTAAGTCTACCAACAGCAATTTTGCTATCAGCCTTGGAGCTTTGTTCTTGCTCCTTAAGTCTTCCTTTAAATTTCTCAACTTCAGTTTGTTTACGTAAATTAATTGCTTCTCTATCTCTAGTTTGTAAATCTCCTGATAGTTTTTTAATTTGCTCTTGAGCACCTGCTAATTGTTGTTGTAATTGTTGTACAACATCCATTCTTTGCAATACTCCTGATTTATCAAATATTTCCGTTTTCTTAAGAGCTTCTTGTCTATCAATAAGACCAGCTTGATATGCTTCCATGTATATATTCCATTCGCCCCATTTGTTTGAAGGCATTGTTGAATTTCCTATAACTCTTATATCAAATTGACCAACAGATATATCGTTTTCAATATTCATTAGTTCTTTAGTCTTATCATCATACAATCTTTTATTTATTGTATATTCATCAATATCATTGTTTGGCTGTGCAATTCTAAATGTTTTTTTGAAATCATAATGAGATTTAGCCAAATTATAAACAACTCTTCCAAGTCTTTTTAAACTTCCTTCAATATCACGAAGTTTTGACTTTGAGCGTCTTTGACCAAAATCTTCTAACATCATTGTAGCTGATGAGGTTTTTGGTGCAACTTCCGTATTTCCTTGCATCATTTCAAATATACCCATATTAAGGTCAATATATTTTTCAACCAATTGAGGTAACTGCATTATAGAGTTAGCCAAAGGTTGAGGAGATGGAAAATGTGGCTCCCCAAAAGATGAATCATATTCTATTGTGGCATTAGGATTTGCCCAATCACGTTCTAATTCTTCCATGTCTTGGACACTTCCTTGAGGTACGAGTAACTTTAGGCCTGAAGACGCTTGAGCATGCGAGGTAATTAATGATACCGTCTTATTGAGGAACCTTTGAAAATCTTTATTTTTTCTTATATCGCTCATTGGATATGGAGTATTTGTCCATATATTTGGTACAGGTACTATTGGATATATATCTGTATCTAAAATTCTTTCATACAATACAACTTGCCCAACGCAACAAGTTAATTTAATTCTTGTTTGTAAAACTTCTACAAAGTCAATCATGCCTTCATCGACAGCCAATTTAGTTTTAGGGTCTTGCATAATTGTAGACAAAGCTTGCTCATCAACTATTTTTTCATCACCAGTTTGAAGATTTACCATTCTAAAATATGGAACTTTAATTTTTGAAAAAGATTCAATTAATCTATATTTATCAGTTTCAAATGTATCATAATCTTTAACTACATCTGGAGTGAATCTAGGTTTTGATTGGGCATTCGTTGAATTTGGATAATCTTCTTCATGGTCAATAGTGTCAAGTTCTTCAATTATAGCTTTTTCTTCACCTTCAGCAATTTGCCCTAACTGTGGATATAAATCTAATAATTGACGTTTTGTAAATATAGTTGACAACATTATTCCAGATGCATCATCAAACCAACGATTTCTTGAATTTGGGTCAACTACAACTCTAAATGGGTCGACATAAGTAAATTTAACTTCACCTCTACCATAATCAGCTTCATTGTCAATATATGTATAAAAATATCCAAGTCCCGTAACAGCATAATCATGTATAACTTGTTTAAATGTTTCATTACCATCAGATAAATCCCAAATATATTCAAGTATAACTTTCCATACATTTGCAAGTTTATTATCAGAATCCTCTCTTCCAACAGCGGAGAACTTAGGTGGCTTAGATGTTATAATTGCTTTAAATTGTTCTATAGCAGAATACAATCTGTCAATAGGCATAGCAGATTGATTTCGTTCAGCAAGAGCATTCATTTCGTCTTCGGTAAAGTGATTACCTAAATAGAAGTCAATATCTTCTCTAGCTTGTGTATCCCAATCTTGACGTGCGTCATTCCATCGGTCCCATAACTCACGTATTTCTTTTACTCTAATATCTTCTTGAATCATGGTCGATAATATACTGATAAATTATTGTAAAATGCAAATCACACTCTCCTTCCAGTCATCCAGTCATAAATCTTACGTTTATAAGTATAACTGCCGTCTTTGTTCTTTTCTTTCTGTTTTGTGCCTGCTTTTGGATTTCCACGAGCAAATTGAGTAGATAACCAAAATGCATCAATACAGTCATCATGTGAACCTTTTGGAAAATCTAACAACTCTCCAATAAATTCATGATGATTCTTTTTAAGATGAACAGCTCCTTGTTTAAACATAGGTTGTAAACCTTCAAATAGCCTATCTTTTTTCTTTTTATTTCCGTAACCTTTTATTCCTTTTTCAATGCCTGGAATAAATAAACCTTCTTTTTTGCTTCGTTTATATACATAATCTCTTAACATCTCTTGATATGCAATTGTTTCAATATTTACTCTTCTAACTGGTGAATATCGTTTAACGAATTTAAATATCTCGTCTGCACATTCCATTGGTAATACTCTTTTTCTCCAATACTCAAGAACATAATAATCAAACTCGGCAGTAACACCGATAACCATAATAACGCTAAAGTCACTATAACTATTGATTGACGAAGCAGGGTCCACGCCGATATAGATATTGATGTACTTTTTAGTTCCATCGTCCAATTGAATATACCAACTATCACTTTCGTCATCAAATCTTGCATTGCCTTTATAATACCCATCATTAATATCCTCCTCACTAAATATCTGGTCTTCAGGAGATTTAGCTTGGTTCATATACTCTTGGTAAAACTTGGCAGGGGTACCCGAATCGATATAAAATTGTTTTCTTTCTTCTAGTTTCTTAAGTGGCCATCTTGAAGGCCATAGTGGAGTACCGTCATCTAATATAGCTTTATATGTTACAACATCCCATGAAAAGTCTTCTCCGCTCTTTTTTGCATTATCATGTTCTCTAACTAATCCATTTAAAAATGAATCATAGTGAACAATTGTTCCATTACACCATAAAAACCCATTTTTATCAAAATCAATAGCAGGATAGACAGCAGCCGTTACCCAGTTCTTTATTTGTTG